ATACCAAGCTGACAGGAGTTATGTACAGGGCAGCGACGGCCTCCTTTATAAAGCTCGTACAACTCATATCAATGTAAACCCTGTAACAGATACATCTTTTGTTAATTGGACTAAAGCAATGTCTGGGGGACTTTTAAATGTTCGGGTGTTTAGTACGGCAGGTACTTTTACCTACACACCAACTCCCGGAACCACTTCAGTAGTTGTTGAGGTTCAAGCAGGCGGCGCAGGGTCAGGAGGATTACCTGCTTCAATCGCAGCAGGTGCGGCGTTCACTCCATCAGGTGGAGCCGGTGCGTACGGTAAAAGTCGGTACACCAGTGGCTTTTCAGGAGTGACCATAACCGTTGGATCAGGTGGCACAGCCGGGGCAACAGGTGGTGGTGGCGGTGGCAACGGCGGTGCATCGTCCTTTGGTGGCCTGTTATCCGCGCCGGGTGGGATCGGTGGGATCGGTGGTAGTTCGACAACCACCTTTCCTAACAACTCAAACTACGCAGCGGATACTGCACTGCCTTCAGGAGCCAACATTGAAGGCAGCCGTGGTGTTGGCGGCTCCCAAGTTCTAATGGCGTCGTTCTCCTTCGGAAATGGTTTTAATGCACCAAGCCTGTCACGCTTCGGTGCGGGTCCGGGTTCGGGAGCTGCGGGTAAGTATGTTGGCCCTAATGTCGCGGCAAGTGCTGGTACCGCCGGGCAACCGGGAATAGTCATTGTGTGGGAATATTGCTGATGACAGAATTACCCTTGATCATCGAAATGTACGGTGACTCCACGACACTAGGAGCAACTAGGTTGCCGGACGGATCGTGGAGTCAGTCACCGTACAACGTGCCCACTGTTCTGCAAAGCCATTACGGACCAAACGTCGTCGTATTGAACAAAGGTGTCAGCGGCCTTAATATGCCACAGTGCGCAATAGGTGCAGCGCCAGCATTGGTGTCATGGGCACAAGAGATGGCCACTTCGTCAGCACATATTGTTGGAATTAACCTCGGTATTAATGATGCTAACTCAGCTTGGGAGACAGATTTCGTCGTCGATTATTACCTTAATCAACTTATTGACGTGGCCCAAGCAGCAGGTAAAACGGTGTTTATCGAGACAGCCAACCCTGTCAATAACCCCCTATACGACAGGCTGTCTCAAATTGCTTACGTAACCAGATGTGTAGCACAACGGCGCAAGCTCGTTCTGGCGGACCACCATCTGTGGACACAGTTAGGATTACCGACATGGCGGGATTTTCTGCCGGACGGCATTCACCCTAATGATGCTCTGTATAACTACAAGGGAAACAATCTATACACTATACTGAACCCCCTGATTCAAAGTATGTTGACGAAAGGAGCTTGAAATGAAAAATTATGCAAGAATTTATGACGGCTCAGTAATTGAGCTTTTCTCCACTGATAGAATCATATCTGAGATGTTTCATCCAGATATGATTTGGGTTGATATCTCAGATATGTCACCCGCGCCTGTAGTTGGTTGGACTGCTGAATTTATTGATGATGTATGGTCTATTAAGGCACCAGTCAAAGCAGACCCTACAGTTGAGGAACTTAAGTTGGCAGCAACCAATCAGCGGGACACACTGATGTCACTTGCTAATGCGGCCACTGATGGGTTGGGTGATGCCTATATGATTGGGATTCTCGACACAGATGATACCGCTTTCTTTAAGGAATATGCAGCCTATAAGCTAGCTCTTGTGAACATTGAAAAACAGCCCGGCTACCCCAAAAAGATCATATGGCCAATGGCACCTACTAAACCTTAATAGTATGAGCACCAACCCCAATTTTGTATAAAAGCTTCTTGGGTTTGGATTAGCTCTGCTTGACGATTAATTACAGCCTTTGTGCTGCGGGGTTAAACTATGGATTACTCTAAAGCAGCACAATTGTTAGGTGCCTTATGAAAATTAGTCAAAAAGGTGTAAACCTTATAAAGGAATTTGAAGGTCTTGAACTCAAGGCTTACAGAGACTCAGTTGGGGTTTTAACCATTGGTTATGGCTCCACTGGTTCTCATGTTTCTATAGGGCAAGTTATTACAGAAGCTCAAGCTGAGGCACTTCTTATTAAGGATTTGTCTCGGTTTGAATCTGGCGTGACTGAACTTGTTAAAGTCCCTCTTACTCAAAATCAGTTTGATGCTCTAGTATCGTTCAGCTTTAACCTTGGACTTGGTAATCTTAAATCTTCTACTCTGCTCAAGAAGTTGAACGCTAAGGACTACACTGGTGCGAGTAAAGAGTTTGAACGGTGGAACAAAGCTGGCGGGAAAGTTTTAAATGGTCTTACTCGTAGACGCCTTGCTGAGAAAGAACTATTTCTTTCCTAGGATTTAACATGAACGAATCAGTAAACAATGAAACAGCTCCTCTGACAGGAGATACACAGACGGAAGCAACAATCACAGCAACTTTGTCACAAACTCCTAAGAAGCTTGAGGTGGTAAGCAACTGGCGGCGAGTTCTGCTTACTTGGAGCTTCTGGTTGCACATGGGTTCTGTGGTGCTTACTTTCATTGATCAGTTGCTACCTCTGTTAGGTCTGCTTGAACCGACGATGACGACTCAAACCTACGCCCTATTAATGTTCACGTTTAACGGACTAGGTTTGTTTGCAAGGTTTATCAAACAACGTAAACTTTGGGAATATCCTGTAAAGGAGCAAGATGATGAGCATCCTCAATAGTTGGGTGTTCTATATCATCCTAGCATTGTCTGTAACAACAGCAGGTTTGGGCTGGCTTTCTCTATCACTGCACGACGATAAAGTGGTGGCTGAGCAAGCACTAGCCCAAGCTATTAACGTCAATACAGAGATGCAAAAGTCCCTTAACTTGAAGGATTTGAGCTGCAAGATTGATGATAAGAGTGTTGTTGAATTAGAAATTGATAAATCTTCGTTAAAAGATAAGGTTGATGAGCTTTCTGCTCAAATATCTAAGCTGAAATCTGGCATCAAAAAGCCTGTTTCACAAAATACAAATAATCCAGAGGCGCCTAAAAATGCTGAAGCAAATACTATTTTGGATGGGACTGAGCTTTTGTCTGATGAGCTTAAACGCTTGCTCAACTCCTCCTACTGTCTCGTCGAAACCTGTCCTAGTGTATCCACCGGACAGCCTGTTAACTGATCCTTGTAAAGCTGTTCCAGCAGGTGATAGCCTGATTGAGTTGGCTATGGCTTATAATAAAAATACAGGGTGCATCGGAGCTTATAAGAAACAAATGCAAAAGCTTCGTGATAATAAACGTGACAAGGAACTTCTATACAAATGACCATTAATGACGCTAATAACCGAATAAGCAATCTTTTTGAGAAAGCTTGTCTAGCACTTCTCTCTTTATTCGTCACTATCATGTTTATCACCTATCAAGGGATGAAGAGTGACTATAAAGAGATGCAAGCAAGTATTACACAACTTCAAATGATCAAAGTAAACAAAGAGGATCTTCGTGAAGTTGAAGTTAGGCTTAATACAAAAATTGAATCCCTTGGTGCAACCTTGTCAGCTAATTCTATGGCTAATAAGGCTGATATTTTGGGTAGAATGGATTTATACTTTGGTAGTTTAAAAAATAGAAAATAGGAAGGATGCCATGCTTTGGGTGATAGTTGAGCGTACCGTACACCTGACTACCCTACTCCTTCTAATTGTGATGTTATCCATAATTTTTACGAATAACAAAAGTGCTCATGATTTTAGCTCTCTTGAGTTGAAGATAGAGGACTCAAAGAGTGATTTGAGGAAAGTTATCTCAAAGAATATGGATTATTCAGATGGTAGAATTAATAAACTATCTGAAAACCAAGATAACTATCAAATTCTTGTTGATCGAAGAATGCATATAATGGAGATGCAAGTTAAAGGTTTGGTGGAAGATAAGAAGTCTAACCAGAAGATTGTGAACAACAACATAAATACTCTGACTAACAATTGATTAAGACTAAAAACAAGAAGTGCCCTAGCACACTAATAAGGATTGCCATGTCCTTATCTCAGATATGTTTAAGCCCCGAGGACGTGAGTCTGTCGGGGCTTTCTTTTGTCTAGAATAAAATCACTCAGTGTGCTTTACGCTTCTCTCGAAAATAGTAAGCTCAGCCTTGCTAGCACCCTTAGCCAACATATC